TATAGTTGCCCTTTTTATCACGAGTGTAAAAACACCGCTCAGGAACACGTGTATTTTTTAAAGGGTCAATGGTGTTTGAGTAAGTGTATTGCTCAGCATGCCAATTGACCAGGGTTTTGAGAAAGTCTGCTTTTGTGCCGTAGAAAGATTGCAGCTCGGTCAGTTTGTTTAGGCACTTTAGGATAATGTCAATAAACGAACTATTACCACCATAAGCAAGTCCATTATTTGAATATTCAATCCCCTTTAACCTTCCCAATCCATCGGTAGCTTTTAACGTAAATTTGTAGCCTATTTCTATAGGTATATCTTCAATTTCCGATAGGTCAGGCAGCACGTAGCCTAAAAATTCTATGATGCTGTCCCGCTCCAATTTCACCAAAAAACGCCCTTCGCTTGCTGCTGCAAGGTCTTCGACAAACGTGTTTAAATCGGCGTTGTCAATTAGCAAATCCGCGCGAAGTTCGGCAGGTAGAATAGGGTCAAACGTTTCATCCGCTCCGTTTAGGTAGGTAATTGCACAGTCAATAAGCTGAACGGGTTTAAGCACAAAACTGCCAGACTCGTCGTAAATAGTCAAGGTGTACTCTTTGGAAGTGTACGCCGAAAAGAACGAGCCTGAAAATCTTGCACCCATTATCGAACCCTCGCTTTTGATTGTTGCGCTCTATCCAATACCAGCACCAAGTCCTGACCCCTCACTTCAAATTGTCCAAAAACTCGCGTGCCGCCACCACCTGCCATGTTTAGAAATTCGCCCATGCGTTCAAATGGGATGATTGCTTCTTTGCCGGATGGGTTGTCACCTACTACTGCAAGTGTTTCGCCTGTCGTAACGCCGCCGCGTGCGAGCTTAGGAGGTGCAACTTTATTAATGATGCCTTGGAATACGCTGCCTACAATTGCACCGCCGGCAGCGGCAACGGCAACGCCTAAAATACCAAAGTTTTTAAACGCATCTGCAGCCCATGCTGCGATTGCTTCTTTAACTTTTGCGCTGATAAAGTCCGATGCTGCTTGAAGAACAGCACGCCCTACCGCTCTCATGACATTTACGATTGTAAATCCTGATTGCTCAATTAATCCAGCAGCAGAATTAAAGGCAGCACCAATTACTGTTTGGTATTCGGCAATCAGCTTTTGATTTTCAATTACAGGGTCTTGACTGTCTTTTAAATTTTGCAAAGCAGCTACAAGCGTTTCAACTGCAAAACTATTTTGCCCAAAGGCTTCTATTGCCGTAACGATTGCACTTTCGGTAATCTGTATCTTTTCGGCTAAATCTTCGCCAACGCTGCGGCCAAAAACATCGGTTTTGGCTGTTGATAGTTCAATTTGTCTATCATATTCCGCTAATGCAGCGCGTGTAGCTTCAACAGGCGATTGCACATCAGGAATAGCGGCCAGCGTGCTGTTATAGCCTTCTACTGCCTTACGTGAATCGCCGAATTTTTTGGTAATGGTTTTGGTAAGGATTTCAATTAGCTTTTGATATTGGACTATTGTAGGCTGTGAAATTTTTGGCGTAACGTCTATACCTCCGCCGCCATTTATACCATCCGCCAATGTAGGTTGCTTTGCATTGAATCCGCTTGTAGCTTGCTCGAATTGTTTTTGAACCCCTGCAAGGTAATTTGTATTGTCCGCAAATCCTTTATTAAAAGCATCTCTAAGCCTGCCACCTTGCTTAAAAGCTATGGAAGCAGGGTTTGTTTTTACTAATGCTTCTTGAAAACTTTTGGCGGCTTTAGTAAATTCACCACTTGCAAGTTCTGAAAATCCACGAATAAAAGCTGCTCCGCCTTCTTTAAGGATTGTAAATAATTCTAAGAATGTAGAGCCTATTGCATTAATAACTTTTCGGACGCTTTCACTTTGAGTGTATAAATAAGCCAAGGCAGCAACAACTGCACCAATTGCCGCAATAGTCAATCCTATCGGGCCAGTCATAAATACCCAGGCTTTACCAAGCGCAATCGCGCCCGCACTTGCAAGGGCAGCTACTTTTGAAAATGCCCCAATGGCAAACAATACTGGCCCAATGGCAGCCACAAAAGCTCCAAAGATTACGATTACCTTTTGAGTGTTTGGCGAAAGGTTTGCAAATCCATCTGCAAGCGCGTTTAAAGTGTCGCCCAAAGCGTTCAATGCTTTTTCAACCCCTAACGATCTGTTTATCGCTTCGCCAAAAGTAGCAAGTGCAGTTCGGGTGCTGTCGCTTAGGTTTTCAAATCCATTTGCAAGACCCCCTGTCAAATTTTGCGTTTGCGGCAAAGTAATTAAAGCCTGAGAAATTGCCGATACAAATTCGCGGCCAGATACGCCCATTTGGCGCACCTTTTCGATGTTGGATGTGCCAAAGGCTTGTTCAAGTGCGCGGCCAATTAGCGGCACGCGTTCCTGAAGTACGCCGTAATCCTCTTGAAGTATGCGGTTTTTGCTGATAATTTGCGTGAGCTGTCGTTGTACTTCTCCAAGTTCGGCACCACCACCACCTGTGGCCGCAATAGCTGCTCCAAAGCCTTGCAAAGTTTTTCGCGCTTCGTCTGCAGTGAGGCCAACAGCTTGCAGGTTGGTTGAACCTTGTACCGCTTCCTGAAATCCAAGACCAGGGAGTTTGGCGACTTCCCGAAGTTTTACCAGTTCGGCTTCGGCTGCTTGGGTGCTACCCATCACCGCGCCTAAGCCTTTGGTAAACTTATCCATTTGGGCAAAGGCCTGCAAGGCAGCACCACCAACGGCAGCAAGAGGCAGGGTAAGGCGCGTGGTAAGCGTTCCGCCTATGTCTTCCATGCGCTTGCCAAAATTACCTAATTGACGTTCAACCTGTCGCAAGTTTCGCTGAAACTCGGACGTGTCCATTGAGAAAATTAGGTTAATCCGTGGCCCTGCCATAGCTTGTATTTTGGTGGTAAATTATTCCAGCCCTGACTTTTTGCGCAAATCAGCATCCCATTTTGCAAAGCGTTCGGCGCGTCGTTTTTCACGTTCGGGATCCGATTGCTTTGGCTTGTTCTCCCAAGGGAATTTAATTAAGTCTGTCGGCTTCATGCTGCTTCCTTTTTTGATGTGCGGTTGCAAAACTACATAACCAAGCCAGCGCGTTTGCTCCCATGCAGACCGCTCCGCGTCCGTTTGTGCTTCGCTTTTGCCCTGCATTATCATTGTTAGCTCTTTCATTGTGCATGCCCAAAAAACGTCTGGGTGAATTGCATGATAACCGCACGCGTGCTGAAAAAGACTTTCAATGCTTATATTTTCGGACTCTTTGCCGCCACCTTTTGTGCCGGCTTCGCTACGTTTCCCGCCTCTGCATTTGGCATTGACCTTGCAAACAAATCCATTGCCTCAGACATCAGCGTCGGGTTTTCATCCATCAGGTCGGCAACGTCGTCGGCTGTAAAGTTGAACGGCGCGCCTGCTTTGCGGTGGCCATGTTTCAGGCCAATGTAAACAAGGTTGATGACGGTGGAAAGTTGGAAGCGGTCTGCAATATTGCCTAAGTCGGCCAGCTTTAGGTCTTCGCTTTCCAAAAAGTCAGCGAGCGCTGCCATCCCAAAAGAGAATGGCAGCTCCTCGCTTCCTGCTTTGATTGTGCTTATTTGTTTCATGTTTAGGGTTGGTTTTGTTTTTAGCTTTCAGTTCCTTGCGTAATTGCACCGCGAACTGTGAACGTCGCCGAATAGGTCGCGTTATCGTTTACAGGCGCGCCAATTTCAAGGCTCGTACAAAGTACGGATGCTTCCCAATATGGGTGCGTTGCAGTGTCATCGGTAAAGCGGCACACAAGGATTGTACCGTTATCCAACGCTGTAAACAAGTCTGTTACCTTTTCGTTTGTGGTGTCGTAGCTAACCAATCCTTCTGCAGTCATGGTAGCAGACTTTTGACCAGGCTCGAATGATGTCCATTCGGCCACGTTGTCTTTGGTAATTGTTTGGCGAGTCTCCCGCGTGATGGACAGCGTGCAGGAGGTCGCTTCACCTATTGCCGTACCGCCTAAGTAAAATCTAAGGTCAGTACCGTTTACAATTGTTGCCATCGGTTATTTTTTAAAGTTGAAAAAATTGCGTTTATTTTTCTTTGGTTTTTCAGGCTCGATATAGGCGGCTTGTTCATCGTCTTCAATTTGCAGCACCTCGTTATCGGCCATGACGTAATAATTGTTTACGGTCATAGTCTGCTTTTCTTCTTCCTCTTTTGGCGTATAATCGCGGCGCGTTTGGTCTTCGTGAATCTTGGCAATTTTAGCATCTACCAAGCTCATGCCATATGAACGCGTTACGTCAGGCGTATCGCCTTTTTGCCATTTGCCGTATGGTTTCAGGATTTCGATTATCATCGCGTAAGTTGTTTGTGGATTCGTTCGAAGGTTTTTATCATTCGTTGCACAACTTTAGGCTCTGTCAATATGTAGGCTCGTTCTGTATATGCGCGCCTGAAATTTTCAGCACTCCGCAAAAGCATTGAAGCATAATAGCCTGATGATGTCGGAGGTGTGCCACCTATGATTGAACCCTGCTTAATGCCCCGCAAACGACGTGGCCCTACTTCGACATCGCCGCGTTTTGTTTGAAAGGCATAAATTGAATTTGCAAGGTTGCCTTTTAGGATTAGCGCATATTTGCCTACTCCTTTAATTCGATAATGAAAAGGCTTTTTAACTACAACCTGCCTGCCTTCGTAATTATATACGTAACGGTCTTTTCTTTTTGGCAGCATCGTTTTAACCTTACGACGCACGACTACAGCACCAGCTCTTAAAATGCGCTGTCGCTGCTTTGGCGTATCTACCTTTTTAAGGTATTCGCGCATGTATTGGTTAAAATCCGTTATGCCAGTTACAGTTATCACCGCTTAACCCTGATTATGTAAGATTGAATAATTGCGTATATATGATTGTCAAAGTCCATGTCAATGGACTGCTGATTGTCAAAATAGATGTGGTCGATGTTTACACCTTCGTATGTTCCGCGCACACGGTCAAGTGCGGTGCGCGTTTTGGCTGCCAGGTCTTGCGCCTGCGTGTAGGTTTTGGCAAAAATTTGAACGTTGAAATTGTCTGCATCTAATGGCGAAGCACCATCCTTTGTATTTGTAGGCGTGGTATCTTCGTGCGAGTAAACGATGAAAGGATAGGCGGCATCCTGCGTGGCCATATCGGGATAAATGCGCGTGCTGACTATTGCAGTTACGTTTGCATTGGTCGAAAGTAGCTTATATATAGCCTTTCCTGTCATTTAACGCGTCGGGTTTGCAGGGTCATGAATTGTTTGTCGTCGCTTGTAATGATGCTTTCAATGTCGTAAATTTTGTTGGCCACACTTACGCGATTTCGTTCGTTTACTGTGGACAAATTGCGGATTGTAAAGTCCACGCGTTGCCGGATTGTTTCTTGTCCACTTTCGGCCACTTCGGAGGATTGGGAAAGCCTATCATCCACATTTGCCCACACTGTGGCAAGCGTTGTCCACGTTTCTGCACGTTCGCCAAAAGCGTTTACGGTCTCGGTGTAACTTTGGATTGTTACCAAAGTATTGAGCCTGCCAATTCGCTCCTGCTTGTTGTATTTGTGGCGCGCGTTCATTAGAAGTAATTTACTCGGAATTGGTCAAGCAAAATGCGTGAAGCGGTCGGCATGGTGCGTACCGTGTCGGTGCGGTTGTCAAACCAATCGGCAATCATCAAAAGCATGGCTAATTTAATCGGCGTTGGCGTGCTTGCTCCCGTTGCTCCAAACCCAGCGCTATAAGTAACCGATATAGCTTCTGGAGTGGGTTCGACCGTAGGAAACGATTGCCCGTACTTGCGATAAATAAGCGGAGGCTTTGTCTCGTCGAGTACATCATAGATGTTGTTTGAAAGCGTTACGGTTGAGCCGCCCGGCTGAACATACTGCACACTTGTTACCGAAATTAAAGGCGAAATCGAAAGCCGAAGCCCATAGTCTGAAAACCGGGAAAACTTTTCGGTAATGGTTTGTGAAATAAGAGCCATGCGAAGGTACTTTTCAGCACTTTCGCGCGCTGCAGAAATTAGCAGCGTTATAATGGCGTCTTCATCATTGCCGCTCACCTTAAGCCATGCCTTAACATCGCTTGCGGTGAGCGGCTCTGACGCTGGGCCAGCAGTTACCTTATATGACCCTGTTTCAAACATTACGCTTTGATTTTGAGCAATTTGATTGCTGCAGACTGCAGCAGTTTGCCATCGGTACGAAGCCATCCTAAGAATGCGGTTTGCATCAGGTCGGCATAGGTCTGGTCAAGGCGAAGCACGCTCACGTCGCGAACCTGGCGAATCACATACTTTGACCAATCGCCGAAAGCGATAGCTTTGGCGCCTGCTGCGAACGTCGGGAAGTCCTGATTGATTACGTAAGGGAAGCCCAAAATCCGGTCGGGTTCGCCCTCGCGGAAACTTGGCATCCACATCGGCACGGTGTCGGTGTTACCGTAGTCCAATTTCTTGAGATAGCTCAGGATATTGTCGCTAAACATGAACGCGGCAGTTGTCCGGTATGCAGGATCAACGCTGTGAACCAAGTCGGTAATTTCAGCCTTAGTAATGGCGTTGTTTGCGGCAGTTTCTTTGCCAACGCTTGCACCGCCGCTTGTATCAAGGATGCCCGTAGGCTTGCCGGATCCGTCGCCGTCGGTGTAGGCTTTGTTCAGGGCGCGGCCTGCAGCTTCGCCAATAAGTTCGGCAATGATTCGGCCAACGAGTCCAACTTCTTCGTCTTGGATAAATTCCCAATCGAGGCCGATGATGTCGTACCAGGTGTGAGCCTCGAAAGACTTCCGGTCAAAAGTAAGGCCACGCGGTGAAATTGCCTGCGAGCGCGGTTCTGCTACCCAATTGCCCGTTTGCGCGGTATTGTCGTGGGTCGGCCAGCGCATAGGGTTACCAGTCGCGGAGCGGTGGATGTAGGATGCTTGCAACATACCGCCGAAACGCTTCATCGTAAGCTCCAAAGTGCTGATGAACTCTTCTGGCATGACATAGAGACCATCGCCAGAGGAAGAAGTCGACGCACGTTGAGCGCCGTTTGCAAGGGCAAGTGCCTGCTGGAATGATACGCCATCGCCTGAAATTAGGCTGCGATACCAGCGTTCGGCTTCTGCTTTTCGGATTTCTTTTTCAGACTTTGCAAGTGCGGGTGCCTGCTGTTCGAAAGCGCGGCTTTGTGCTTCACGCTCGGCAAGGTTGCGGGTCATTTCGATTTCACGCGTAAACGCGTTGTAATCGTTTTCCGCTTTGTCCCAGCTTGCTTGCTCGTCTGCATTCAGTGCGCGGCCTTCGCCTTTTGCTCTTTCAAGAAGTTCGCGCTGCTGGGTGTAAACCTGAGCGCGTAACTCCAAGAGCTGCTTTTCAGTTCTCATTTTTTAATGATTTTGTTGGTTAATGAACTGCGCTTCTCCAAATAGTCGAAACGCCAGGTTAAATCGTCGTGTATTGTCGTGTTTACGTTTTCGGCTTGGTTTGTGTCGGATGGGAAGTCCACGCGATGCGCAAAAGCTAAAAGTTGCCGGAAGCTCATGCCCTCAACTGCTTGCGTTGGTGCGTTTACGGTGTAATCTTCCACTTTTTCAATGATGCCCATGTTTTTTGCATCGCGCGCCGTGAGCCAGTGGTCTTTGTAGTCGTAGAACTGTTTTTTGATGTCATCCTCATCCATGCCGGTTGCCAAAGCCATAGAGGCAATGGATGTTTGGTCGAATTTTTCCAGCATTGCGGCAGCTTCCATCATGTCCTGAGCTGTGCCGATTGCGATTGCGGATGTGGCGTGAATCATCAGCTTTGAGTGCGTCGCCATGTGCCGGTATTTTCCCACCATCCAAATGTCGGCAGCCATTGAAGCCGCAATGCCATCGTTGTAGGTATGGATTTCAGCAGATGATTGGCGAAGCGCGGTAATGATTGGGTCGCCGTGCATTACGCTGCCACCTGGTGAATTTATCCGCACGTTGATGCGGTTGTATTTGCCTTCCAGTTCTCGGATTGCTTGAACAACGGCAATATCGGTCAGGCTTTCGGTTGGGTCATCTTCCCACCATTTCTCCTGCCCGATATAACCGTAAAGAAAAAGCTCTCCCGCTTCGCCATTGGCACTTGTCGCAACTTTGAAATATTTATGTGTCATTGTTGTCGTCGTTTTGGTCGTTTGAATCGTCGTCATCGTCGTCAGGCATTTGGCGCGGTGCTGGTTCGGGTTGCGGCTTTGTCGGATCAATCATGTTCATGGGCACGTAGTAGGCCTTACCGCTGCCGTCTTCAATCGGATTCATGCCTTCCATCGCGCGCGCTTCATCGCGGTTGATGATGCCCCATTTCATCAGACTTTCAATTAGTTTCGCGCGATTTTCGGTGTCCGCACGCATCAGGATGTGCAGGTCGGGTTCAATTTCGTGATTGTCCTGCTCGCGTTCAAGTAGCAACTTTCGGGATAATTCCGCACTAATGTTTTGGCACAGCGGCAAGATGGTGTAGGTTACGAAAAGCAGGCCTAAGTGTTCAATATTGTTGAACGTTGCGCGGTCAAGGTCTTCGAGCAGAAACTGTGGAACGCCTGTAATGCGTGCAATGTCTGCAACGGTCATTTTTTTGGCATCCATTGAACCCGCCTCGTTGGGATTGAGGCCAGTTCGTTTGTATTCCGCACCTTGTTCCAGGATTGCCGTTTTGCCCATATTTTTCACGCCGCCATAGCGCGCAGACCAGCTTTGAGATAGTCGTTTGTAAGCATCATCTGAAAGTGCGGTCGGCACAGAAACAACGCCTGAAACGTGCGCGCCATTCTTATAAAAGCTGCTCAGGTATTCTTGGTTGGCAATTGCAGTGCCGAACACGTCTTTAAAAGTGTCCAAAATTGAAAGGCCATGCAGGGAGTCCCAAGCAAGGCCAGAAATATGGATGACGCGGTCGTATGCGTAACGGATTTTTACGCCTCTGTCGCGATGATATTCATAAACGACCTCGTTGCGCGCGTTGATGTCAATTTTTACGTTTTGAGGCTCCAGGATTGTAAGCTGCACAGGGTAGCCTGTTACGGTGTTTCGATTAATCAGCGCGTAAAAATTGCCATGCACATAGAGGTGCAAAATCATCGTCTGAAAGAAATCAAACTTTGAAACGTAAGGATTAGGAGCGCGGCGAATCAGGCGTGAAACAGGGTGGTTGTATAGCTTGGTGCGCTTGGTTTCTTCGAGTCGGTACACGTCGAAAGGTAGTGAGCCGATTACGCCTGCAATGATGTTGATGGCACGCCAAAACGCAGTGATAGTAAGAATAGTGTCCGGCGTGGTAACTACACCTGCTGCATTTGGCTTTTCGGTCAGCTTATCAAAAAACTCGTCAGTCGGCTGAAATGCGACGCGTTGAGGTTGAGGCGTTTCAGGTTGCGCGCTTT